GAAAATATAAATAAGTTATGGCAAAAGACATAAAAAAGATAATAGCACAAGAATATATCAAGTGTGCTAAAGATCCAGCATACTTTATGCGGAAATACTGTTATATACAACACCCTACCAGAGGACGTATACTATTTAATTTATATCCATTCCAGGAAAAAGTACTACACCTATTTAGAGATAATCAATATTTAATTACTTTAAAATCTAGACAGTTAGGTATATCTACATTAGCAGCAGCATACAGTTTATGGTTAATGTTATTTCATAAAGATAAAAACGTACTTGCTCTAGCAACTACTCAAGCAACTGCACGTAACTTAGTTTCTAAAACTATGTTTATGTATGACCAACTACCTAAATGGTTAAAGCTGCCTGCAGTAGAAAAAAATAAACTATCTTTAAGATTAAAAAATGGATCTAAAATCACAGCTAAATCTTCTAACGCCGACGCTGCAAGGTCAGAGGCAGTATCACTATTGCTTATCGATGAGGCAGCCTTTATTGATAACATTCAAGAGACGTTTACTGCTGCACAACAAACCTTAGCTACAGGAGGGCAATGTATGGCCTTATCAACTCCTAACGGTATAGGTAACTGGTTTCACCAAACATGGGATAAAGCAGAATCAGGTGAAAATAGTTTCTTACCTATTAAGTTACCTTGGACGGTACATCCTGAAAGAAATCAACAATGGAGAGAACAACAAGATCAAGACTTAGGACCTCGTATGGCAGGACAGGAATGTGATTGTGACTTCTTAGCTTCCGGAGATACAGTATTCGAACCAGATGATATGATGTTTTACGAACAGACATATCTAAAAGAGCCTCTAGAAAAAAGAGGAGTAGATACTAATTTATGGATTTGGGAAGGTGTAGATTATACTAAATCATATATGGTAGTAGCAGATGTAGCTAGAGGAGACTCAGCAGATTATTCTGCATTTCATATATTTGATATTGAAACTTGTACTCAAGTAGGAGAATATAAAGGTAAGTTATCTCCTAAAGACTACGGTAATGTATTAGTAGGTATAGCAACAGAATACAATCAAGCACTATTAGTAGTTGAAAATGCTAATATTGGATGGGCTACTATCGAACAGATAATGGAAAGACAGTATAGCAACCTGTATTATAGTTCAACTTCTCAAATGGAAACAGTAGAGTCTTATATGACTAAGTACGAAAGAGATAAATTAGTACCTGGCTTTACTATGTCTGTTAGAACAAGACCTTTAGTAATTGCTAAAATGATAGAGTACATAAGGGAAAGAGGAGTAACTATACAATCCAAAAGACTCATCGGTGAAATGAGAGTATTTGTTTGGAAAAATGGTAAACCTCAAGCACAGATTAACTACAATGATGATTTACTAATATCCTGCGCTACAGCACTATATGTAAGAGATACAGCATTGAGACTTAGACAACAAGGAATGGACTTAGCTAGAGCTCAACTATCCTCATTTCAAAATTTAAACGCTCAAAACAAAGGAATCATGAGATCAGTTGGTTCCCAACAAAATAATCCTTATCTTATAGATTATGGCACCGGTGAACCAGAAGATATATCTTGGTTATTATAAAGGAGCTATTTATAATATATACTGAATTAAAATATTCATTGAATGGCAGATAAATCACTATTTCCAAGACTACAGAGACTCTTCTCTTCAGATGTCATAATTAGAAATGTTGGCGGTACCAATTTAAAGGTAGCTGATATTAATAAAATACAAACTACAGGAAACTTTGAAACTAACTCTTTAGTTGATAGGTTCTCTAGATTACACATATATAATAATAAAAATCTATTTAACCCCAACCTTAACTACCAATCACTACGTATTCAACTATACTCTGACTACGAAGCAATGGATACTGATCCAATCATAGCATCAGCTTTAGATATACTAGCAGACGAAGCGACTCTTAAGAACGATATGGGAGAAGTACTTTCAGTTAAATCATCAGACGAGAATTTACAGAGAGTCCTTTATAATCTATTTTACGATGTATTGAATATAGAGTTTAATTTATGGTCTTGGGTAAGAGGAATGTGTAAACATGGAGATTACTTCTTAAAATTAGAAATAGCAGAAAAGTTTGGTGTATATAACGTACTTCCTTATACTGTATATAATATGAGTAGACATGAAGGGGCTAATCCTGAAAAACCTGCTGAAGTACAGTTCACTATAGACCCCGATGGTTTAGCATCATCACAAGATCCTACATATATACCTAAAAGAGATTCAAAAGCTGTAGTATTAGACAATTACGAAGTAGCACACTTTAGGTTAATATCAGATCATGCATACTTACCTTACGGTAGATCCTTTATTGAACCAGCTAGAAAGATATTTAAACAGCTTACTCTTATGGAAGATGCGATGTTGATACACCGTATAATGAGAGCACCAGAGAAAAGAACATTCTTTGTTAATGTAGGTTCAATACCACCAGCAGAAGTTGATCAGTTTATGCAAAAAACGATTAACACAATGAAAAAGACTCCTTATGTTGATCCTAAAACAGGTCAATATAATTTAAAGTTTAATATGCAGAATATGATGGAGGATTTCTACGTACCTGTAAGGGGAGGAGATGCTTCTACTAGAATTGAAACGACTAAAGGTTTAGATTACGACGGAACTAACGATATACAGTATTTACAGGCTAAAATGTTTGCTGCTTTAAAAATACCTAAAGCATACTTCGGGTATGAAGGAGATTTAAGCGGTAAAGCTACATTAGCTGCAGAAGATATAAGATTTGCCAGAACTGTTGAGAGAATACAGAAGATAGTAGAATCAGAATTAACTAAAATAGCACTCGTACACCTATACACACAAGGATTCACAGGAGAAAGTTTAACTAACTTTGAGTTAAAGTTAACTAACCCATCTGTGGTATATGAACAAGAAAAAGTAGCACTACTTAAAGAAAAAATAGATTTAGCAAATCAAATGAAGGATTCTAAAATGTTCTCCACAGATTACATCTATGACCATATCTTTAATTTATCTGAAGATCAGTATAATGAAATGAGAGACTTGGTTAGAGAAGATGCTAAAAGAGCATTTAGAATAGCTCAAGTAGAAGCAGAAGGTAATGACCCAGCTAAATCAGGTAGATCTTACGGTACACCACATGACTTAGCATCTATGTACGGTAGGAGAGCTACTTCTACTGAAAAAGGAGGAGGACCAGGATCTGTACCACCAGGGTATAACGAAATTGGACCAGAAGGAGGTAGACCAAAAGAAAAAGCATCAATTTACGGAACTAATGCAGACCCTATAGGTGGAAGAGATAGATTAGGAGTTCACGGCATGCATGGAGGCTTTGATTCTGATAATGAAAACGTAGCAGAAACTAACACAACAAAAGCTCAGACTATGTATCATCAAATGAAAGATTCTTTTGAAGATAAGAAGAAAATGATATTTGAAGACAATAAAGAAACACCTTCTAAGCTATTAGATGAAAATCAACTTAAAGATTTAGAGGACTAACCCATATTTATATATAGTAACCGTATATTATGAAGATAAAACATTCAAAGTTTAAAAATACTGGTTTAATCTACGAACTGTTAGTTAAACAAATAGCAGCTGATACTCTGTCAAAGAATGAATCAGCAGCAGTTGGTATATTAAAGAAGTACTTCGGCGGAAATACTGTACTAGGAAAAGAATTAAAATTATACGAGTATATTTTAAAGAATAATAACTTAAGTGAAGCTAAAGCTGAAACTGTAGTCTCTTCCATAACAGAAATTTCTAGGAAATTAAATCAAAAGACTTTAAAAGAGTCTAAGTATAGATTAATTTCTGAATTGAAAGATAAATACAATATAGAAGACTTTTTTGCTATACAAGTAAGAGATTACAAACCTTTAGCAGCATTATATTGTTTATTAGAAGCTCAAAACAACAATACTTTAGTAAATCCTGAATTCTTAGTTAATAACAAACTAACAGTACTGGAGCATTTAACTTCATCAGAAGTAAATAAAGAAGCAGTTAAAGATACCTTAATAGAAGAGTATTCTAAATACGATAAAGACCTAAGGTTACTAACGTATAAGATTCTACTTGAAAAATTTAATAGCAACTACAAGACTCTTCTACCAGAACAAAAAAATATACTAAAAGAATTCATAACTTCAGTTAATTCTACTACTAGATTAAGAAATTTAGTTAATGAAGAAGTAATTAAGATTAAAACTGAAATTAAAAAACTATCAGAAAAAGTTAAGGACGATGTAGTTAAGATTAAACTACAAGAAGTACTTAAAGGTATAAAAGTAATTAAAAAGACTGAAAAAATTAGCGATAACCACCTTATTAACTTAATGCAATATTACGATCTAGTAAGCGAAATGCGAAAACTATGAAACGTAGCGTAATTGTAAAAGCTATAAAGGAAGTTATTGAAGAACTTAGCTCCACCTCTGGAGTAGCAGGATACCAAACTCCGTTTGCTTTTAGTAAAGGGAATAAGAAAAATAGAGCTACAAAGCAGGCTGAGAAGTTAGGTTATAAGACTGTAAAAACAAAAAAAAGACCACATAACACTAAAATGTTTGATTATCTAGATGAAAACGTTAACTGAAAAATATAGAGGAGTACTAAACGAAACGTTTAACAAGACACAATTCGTTAGAGATGCTCGCATGGCATGGCCAAATTTAATATCTCAATTCAATGGATTTGAAGATACTGTATCAATTTTAAAAAATAAAGGTATGATTTCCGATGCTGCCAAAGCAGAAGAAAAAGTACACAACCTTTCTGATGAAGCTATCAGAAGAGGAGTCGATTTTGAACTTGAAGCAATGGGTTTAATGTCACAAGATAAAATATCAGAAGAAGATAGAGCAAAAGCAACAGATAAAGCAGTAAAGAATTTAGAAAAAGATTCGTTACATTACTTAAATTTACTTTCTGGAGAATCTTCTAAGGTAGATAAACATGATAAACCAGTTGAAGCAAAAAAAGGAAATGAAGTAGATACTTTCAATGGTATGAAAAAAGCTGAACTTAAAGAAGAAGCTGGAATACCAACAGCATTTGATGATGAGAGTTTCGATGCTTTACGTGATATTATTTTAAAATATGTAGAAGATCCAGACGATGCAGAAAAAGCTGTACAGCAAGTAGACGATCACGGATTAGATTCATTAGCTCCAGAGTTATTAGCTAACTTAGATAGAGACCCAGAATATAAAGCTTGGTATAATAACCTTCACGGTATTAAAGAAGCAGATCCTATTCCTACTGAACCAGGTGTACCGGGAGAAAGAGCTTCTAACCACGATAGAAAAATGGCTATGAGAAAAATCATAGACTTTCTAACTATTGTAGGTCATCCAGATTCAGGCTATAAAGTAGGTAATCAAGAAGCAATTGATTTTCTTAAAACTCATAAAGATGATATCTTTAACGGTGATATAGATTTTAATGATATCAACGACGTATGGAGCAACTATGATGAGTATGAAACTATCAATACTGACATACCCGAAGTAATGGGAGTTGACAGAAAAGGTAATAAACAACCTGAAACAGGAGGAAGTAATGCTGTTAAATATAAAGCTGCAGCTAGAGATGTGAAGCAAGAAGCTATGTCTGATCAACAGATGAAAGATATAGAGAAGTATGGACAGGAAGATAAGGTTGTAAAAGCTTTCAAACCTGGAGATATGTTTTCAAAAGAGTTTGATTATGAAGGAATGTTAGAATATGGTTTAAAAGTAAGACTCAATACTCCACTAGAGACATTACAAGCACTATTTAACTCATTTGAAGATGTAAATTACCATTCAGAAGGAAGTCACTTATCTTATGCTATAGATTCAATACAGGAAAAAGATAAAGCAGAAGCGTTAGATCATTTGAGAAACTTTAAAAAAGCTATTAAGAAAACTTTAGTTAGTTTCAATGAAGGAGTAAATCCTGATAGAAGAGAATTAGAAGAAGCAGAAGCAGTAATTGATGAAGGAAGGGGAGACTTAGACACCATTGTACGAGTAATTACTGATATGGCTAATGAAGACGGTATTACAACTAAAGAAGCAGCTTTAGAAGTAATAGAAGCACTAAGAGATGCTTATATGATAGATGCTTACGACGAAGGTATAGAAGAAAAGAAAGGAAAAGATCATGACGGAGATGGCGATGTAGATAAAGATGACTATATGGCAGCAAAAGACGCAGCTATTAAGAAGTCAATGGGCAAAGATGAAATTGTAAAAGAAAATATCAAAGCAATTATATCTAAAGTATTAGAAGAGCAAGTAATAAACGAAGCTGCCACAAATGAATTAGCAAAATTTGCTGACCAGTATGGTGGGTTTGAAGGAATGAAAGCAGCTATTATACAGTTACAAGATGTAGTTACAGATATAGAAGCTTATTACGATAAAACTAGAACTAAAATACAAAAGGTATATAACACTTTAGGAGACATTAGAAACGAAGAAGGTTTAAAAGTAGGAGGATTTTTAGCTCCTTCTATTGAATCAGCTTTCAATAAAGACTTAAGACCGGTTACTAAAGTAGGGTTTACAAAAGGTTTGGATCAGCCAAAAGTTAAAGTAATATCTCAAAGAGATATAGACAGAAACGATATGGGATCTCCAAACTTAGGAGAAGCAGAACCAGCTAAGGAAACTGTATTCTCTGCACCCTTAAATGGAACATTAAGAGAAAGTAAAACCAAATAACATGGCACAACTATTAATAGAAGTAACACCATTTAACTCTATACTTAAGGAATCAAAAGAGAAACCGGGAGTATATGAGGTTGAAGGTATTATGCAAAGAGCAGTATCAAAAAACCAAAATGGTAGAACCTATAGTAAGGCTATATTAGAAAGAGAATCTAAAAAATACATGGAAGAGTTTGTTAAGAACGGTAATGCGTTCGGAGAACTTGATCACCCTGAATCTCCTATTGTCTCCTTAAAGAACGCCTCTCATATAGTAAAAGAGTTATGGTGGAAAGGAAACGACCTTATGGGACGTGTAGAATTACTCAACACACCAGCAGGAAATATAGTTAAAGAGATAATAAAAGCAGGTCACACGATAGGTATTTCCTCTAGAGGTACAGGATCAGTTAACCAAACCAATGAAGGTACTTTAGAGGTACAACCAGATTTTGAATTAGTATGTTGGGACTTTGTATCTAATCCATCTACTCATGGTGCATTTATGAATCCTATATCTTTACAGGAAGGTAAAACTATTGTTTCTAAGTACAATAATCTAGATTCGATTATTAACGATATACTAAGAGCTTAATGAAACTAGCAGAGATAGCTTTATCTAATCAAAAACTAACTAGAGAAGAACAACTTCAAGTAGTTTCAATGGTGTTAGAAACTTCTAACCTTACTATTGCAGAAGCAAAAACAAATAAAATTATTAGAGAAGAGATTAAACTTAACTTAGAGTTTTATACTGAAGTTAAGAAAGGATTTATAAATGAGGGTGCTGGAATTATTGGTAGCATAATGAGCGTACTAGGAAATATAAAAGACTTTTTGACTGGAGCTAAAGTTATTAAAGATATTTCATCTTTCATAAGAGGTATTGTTGATAAAATTGCAGAAAAGTTAAAACCTTTAGTAGATCAATATGTTCCTACTAATTTACAGAACGCTGTTACAGCAACAGGTAATACAATAGTATTCAGTATAGATATGTTTAAAGGTCTAGCTAAATGGCTTTACGAAACTCTATCTCCTGCTGGACTTGCAAAGCTATTTGCAATGATCAAATATAAAACTCTTAGACCATCGGAAGAACAAAAAAAATGCATGTTAGCAGCGGCTACTGCAGTATATAGAGCGTTATTATACGTTTTAGTTGTAGCATTCTTAGTTAAATTAGGGATAGCTTTATCCGCCGTTGTTGCTGCCAAAAAAATTACCGCAGTTGCTTTAGCTGGAGGAGTCCAAAAAGCAGGGTTTGCTGCTAGTCTTAAACCTATATTCGTTAAACTCGGAGGAGGAAGCGTTTTCAAAGGAATATTTAGTACATTCAGTGCAGGAATAAAAGCAAATGATACTGCTAAATTAAAAGCTCAATTAGATGCTATTAAAAAACAAGAAACTGACGGAAGTGTATTCGAAAAAATCAATTCAGTCTGGAATCAATGCTCAACTAATTAAAAACTTTCTCAATATTTACTCAATTACTAAGTTTTATTTAGTTTTTCATAAAACGTATATATTTATATAAGAATATACAGTGATCTATACTGTATTTAATTTGTATAAACTTTCCTATTACGATTACAATAATCGTAGAAATCAAACAAAATTATTAAAATGGCAAACAAAGATTTATTCAAGCAAGCTATTGCTGAAGCAAAATCTATTAGAGAAGCCGCTATCGCTAACGCCAAGGAAGCTTTAGAAGAGTCGTTAACTCCACACCTTAAGGATATGTTAGCTGCTAAACTTCAAGAAATGGATGATTCATCTGTTGAAGAAGAAGTAGTAAACGAAACTGAAGATGTAGAAGAAGCTGTTGAAGAAACAGTAGAAGAAGGAGATAACTCTGACGAAGACACTATGGAAGAAGAAGTAGAGGAAGGATCTATGGAAGATGATGACGCAATGGAAGAAGCAGAGGATGATTCAGAAGAATCTGAAGACGATGCTGAAGACGCTGGTGAAGAAGTAGAAGACGAAGAAGAAGTAGAGGTAAAGGACATGGAAGTGGACGACCTTAAAGATCTTATTCGTGACATTATCGCACAAGAAATGGGCGATGGTGGTGAAGAAGAATTAGGCATGGACGACATGGATGCTGGAGCAGAAGTAGAACCTGAAGGTGATATGGAAGTTGGAGCAGAAGATGAAGAAATTGACCTAGACGAACTATTAGCCGAGTTAGAGTCAGCTACTAACGAGGAAGTAGAAGAAGAAGTAACAGAAGACGTAAAAGAAGAAGAAGACAAAGAAGTTAAAAAAGAAGAAGTTAAGGAAGATAATTCTGAATTAAACGAAGCTTTAAACACTATCGAAACTCTACAGAATCAATTATCGGAAGTTAACCTTCTTAATGCAAAACTATTATATGTTAATAAGGTATTTAAGTCTAACAACTTAAACGAATCACAAAAAGTTAACATCATTGCTGCATTTGACAAAGCTGAAACAGTTAAAGAAGTAAAATTAGTATTCGAAACTGTTTCTGATAACTTTATAACTAAAAAAGTTGTAAAAGTTAACGAGAGCAAATTAGGAATGGCATCTAAAGCTACAGGAACTACTGCTGCTAAACCAGAAGTAATTTCAGAAGTAAGTGATGCAGTAAAAAGAATGCAAAAACTAGCTGGTATTATTTAAAAACCAAAAAAAACTATTAAACAAACTTTAATCATGGAAATTAATTCTCTATTAGAAAGCGCAAATGGCTACAAAGCCTTGCAAAATGATGCTGCGAAACTTGCAGACAAGTGGGGAGCATCAGGATTGCTTGAAGGATTAGATGCTAAAACATCTAACAACATGGCTATCATGTTAGAAAATCAAGCAAAACAAATCGTAGCTGAGCAATCATCTACAGGAGGAAGTGCAATCGGTGCGTCCGGTGGTGGATCTGAACAATGGGCAGGAGTTGCTTTACCTTTAGTAAGAAAGGTATTCGCTCAAATCTCATCTAAAGATTTCGTCTCAGTTCAACCAATGAACTTACCTTCAGGTCTAGTATTTTACTTAGACTTTAAATATGGATCAGGAGTAAACGGAAGAGCTGCTGACTCAAGCATGTACGGAAATGCATCAGGTGTAGACAAAATCGGAGTGGATGTAGATCCAAACGGTGGACTTTACGGTGCTGGTCAATTCGGATATTCAATCAATCCAGAAAGCGTTGCTGTATCAGCTGCTGCTACTGGATCTGCTGTATCTTCTTCTGTTGCATTTGACAACGATGTAGACAAAGCTGACTACTTCACAGTAGCAGTTGGTTTACCATCTGGAGCTGACGCAGAAGGTGTAAGAGCATTTAGATTAGTATCTGGTTCAACAGATATCACTTCTAACCCTGAATTAACATTCTTAAGTGGAGGTAACGTTAACTTCGTAGTGAAGAAAACAGAAACTGATGCAGTAGCAATTACAGGTACTATGAAGTATCACGTACAACCTGCTGACAACACAAGAGGAGACTTCGAAGATGCTCCTGCTGGATCAATCAGTATTCCAGAAATCAACGTAGAGTTGAAATCTGAATCAGTTGTTGCTAAGACTAGAAAGTTAAAAGCACAATGGACTCCAGAATTTGCACAAGATCTTAATGCTTACCATAGTATTGACGCTGAAGCTGAACTTACTTCTTTATTAAGTGAGTACATTTCAATGGAAATCGATCTTGAAATTCTTGATATGTTAATCACCGGTGCTAGAACTACTGAAAAATGGTCAGCTGAAAACAACAAGATCTGGAACGGAAATGCATGGGATGTATCAACTTCAGATTTTTACAATACTCAAGGACAATGGTTCCAAACTTTAGGAACTAAAATCCAAAAAGTATCTAACAAAATTCACCAGAAAACTTTAAGAGGTGGAGCAAACTTCCTAGTATGTTCTCCTTCTGTAGCTACTATCTTAGAATCAATTCCAGGATATGCTGCACAAACTGACGGAGATCAGGCTGAATTTGCAATGGGTGTTCAAAAAGTTGGACAACTTAACGGTAGATATAAAGTATACAAAAACCCTTATATGACTGAAAACACTATCCTATGTGGATTTAGAGGTGGACAGTTCTTAGAAAGTGGTGCTGTATATGCTCCATATGTACCATTAATCATGACTCCTCTAGTATACGATCCTGCTACCTTCACTCCAAGAAAAGGTATCATGACTCGTTACGCGAAGAAAATGATTAGACCAGAATTTTATGGTAAAATCTTTATTTCTGACTTAGCGACGATCTAGAGTACTATATTTTATTGGATTATATTTGAGAGGGGCTTTTTTAGCCCCTTTCTTTTTTTTATTTACTATCGAATAACTATTTATTACTATAATAATAATGTTATTGATATATGGCACAAAAGCACCATACAGACGAGGTCTTCGTCTCTAAAAGAAGACCAAAAGGTCCTATTAAGTTTAACGTTCAACTAAACGATGAACAAAAGTTAGCAAAAGCATTAATTTTAGAAGCACCAATAACAGTACTGAAGGGTATGGCCGGAAGCGGTAAAACCTTAATAGCTACCCAGGTTGGATTAGATTTACTATTTCAAAAGAAAATAGATAAGATAATTATCACACGTCCTACTGTTGCTAAAGAAGATATAGGTTTTCTACCGGGAGATATTAGAGAAAAAATGGATCCTTGGTTAGCACCTATCTACCATAACTTATATATGCTGTATAAGAAAGAGAAAGTAGATAAAGAATTGGAAAACGGTAATATAGAAATAGTACCTTTTGCTTTTATGAGAGGTAGAACCTTTCTAAATTCATTTGTAATAGTAGATGAAGCACAAAATGTTACTCATACTCAAATGGAAACAGTAATAGGAAGATTAGGTAAAAGATCTAAAATGGTAATATGTGGAGATCTAGCTCAAATTGACCTAAAAGATAAAAGAGAAACTGGATTTTCTTTTTTAGCTCGTATAGAAGAGCAAGTAGAAGGGTTTAAAACACATACTCTTTTAATGAATCACAGACATGAAATAGTCTCACCAATTTTAAAGGTATATAAAACATTTAGGGATTAATTACTTTACATTAACCTTATTACAATACCTTACTATTTATTATAAAACTATATTCGATGGCTAATACAAGTATTTGGAACGGAACAAGCTCTTTCTCTTCAGGACAGACTCCTTTTGGGTTTTACGACAGTGATACAAACTTCGCTACTGATGCAGACAAAGTTGCAAGCTTCTGCGCTACTCGTTTAGGGTACCCGTTAATGGATGTAGAGCTACAATCAGGATCTTTTTACGCCTGTTTTGAAGAAGCTATTACAACTTACGGTAATGAAATCTTCCAATATAAGATTAGAGAGAATTACCTAAACTTAGAAGGTGCTCCAACAGGAAGCCCAGTAAATAATCAATTAATAGAATCAAATATCAATAGATTCGTACAGATAGCTAAGAACTACGGTACAGAAGCAGGAGTTGGAGGAAATGTTACTAAATACTCAGGTTCATTAGATATAACAGGCTCTATACAGAACTATGATTTAGATACATGGGCTACTGATAAAGGAATAGTAGGAGGAATAGAAATAAGAAGAGTCTTTTATGAAGCACCACCTGCTATTCAAAGATACTTTGATCCTTATGCAGGTACTGGTACAGGTACCCACTCATTAATGGATCAATTTGGGTTTGGTAATATGAGTCCCGGTGTTAATTTTATGTTAATGCCTGCTTCTTACGATATATTAAAGACTCAAGCAATAGAGTTTAATGATCAGATTAGAAAGTCTACATTTACTTTTGAATTAGTTAATAATAAATTAAAATTATTCCCAGTTCCTAACGTAGACGGTACTTTAATATTTGAATATTACAAATTAGATGATAAATCAGCAATAAACTTTAATAGCGCTTCTAATACTATCACTAATGTAGCAGAAGTACCCTATAATAATCCGACTTACTCACATATAAACAGTGTAGGTAGACAGTGGATATACAAATATTCATTAGCTTTAGCAAAAGAATTGCTAGCATACATAAGAGGTAAGTACCAAACAGTACCAGTACCAGGAGCTGAAGCTACTCTTAATCAAGCTGACCTATTAACTGATGCAAGAACAGAAAAAGAAGCATTAATAACTAATTTGAGAGAGATGTTAGGTGAAACCTCAAGAGGAGCACAAATGGAAGCACAGTCACAAGAGGCTGACTTCTTAAGATCTACTCTTTCTCAGGTACCAATGACTATACACGTAGGATAATGAAGTTATTTAGCATAATAGAACAAATAGTATTTAATACCTATGAAGGTATGGTACGTATAATGTATAAAGAAGGTGAAAGCGAGAATATAGCGGAGCTTTTACGTGCATTACCGGGGATTACCACAGTTACTAATGCTGGATCATCTAGCGAAATGGGTGCTATGACGTTTAAAGTAAAACTTATAACACAAAAACAAGGAGAAGAGGCATTTGAAGCATTTAAAACTAATGCTACACAGAAATACCCTAATATAATTAAGATAGAAATTGCAAACGAAACTATAGAGGAGAAGTAATGATATTTGGAAGTAATAGAGACTTTAATTTACTGGTCAACATCAATAGAGAGTTACTTAAGGACGTAATCGAACAAGAAATACTCCTTTATAAGCTAAGTATTGTTGATACATCAACTAATCTATACGGGGAAGCACTAGAAAAGACCTATTTACAGCCAATTAAACTAAACTGCTTAATAACCAGAGGTGATCAAGTATACGATGTAGATGAATTCGGAGTAGATTTAGGTAGAGAAGCATCTTTTGCTATACTTAAACAGGATTTAAGAGATATAAACACTGTTGCAGAGGTAGGAGACATAGTAATGTGGCATGAAGACTTCTATGAAGTAGATGCTATTAAAGAAAATCAACTATTCTACGGTAGAGATGGGGACTATAATATAGAAAGAACTGCTGGTTACGGAGATTCTATATCTTTAGTGTTAGATTGTCACTTAAGTAGAGCAGATAAAGTAGGAATTACTAGACAAAGATTATAATTATGGCTAGAAGAAAGAAACCGGTACCTAAAAAACAATCAGAGTTATTGCAAAAGCAAATAACTACGAAACTCCCTACAGGAAAACCGCCAGTACCTAATAGACAGAAAAGAGAAAACCAAAGAACAGTAAAAAACGATACGGTAAAAAGATTTACTGTAGGATTACGTGATATAGATGAAACTATTATATACTACTTTAAAGAAGTAATTAAACCCTCAGTACAACAGAACGGAGCTAAAATAAACGTACCTATTCTATACGGATCTCCAGAGAGATGGAAGTCTGTACAAAAAGATGGATTTTATAGAGATAAAAACGGCAAAAAACAGGCTCCTTTAATTATGTTTAAAAGGGATTCTGTAGAAAAGAATAGATCTTTAGGTAATAAGGTAGATCCTAACAACCCTTTGACAGCAGGAATTTATAAAAAACAGTTCTCTAAGAAAAATGTATATGATAGATTTAGTGTTGTTACAAATAGAATACCTGTAGAAGAGTATTACGGTATAATTGTACCTGAATATGTTACTTTAAGTTACTCATGTGTAATATTTACTGATTACATAGAGCAGATGAATAAAATAGTAGAAAGTATTAACTACGCATCTGATGGATATTGGGGAGATCCTGAAAAGTTTAGTTTTAGAGCTAAAATAGACAGTTACACAACAGCTACTGAATTATCTCAAGGTCAAGATAGAGCAGCAAAGACAACTTTTACTTTAATACTTAATGGACATATAGTACCTGACAGTATAAATGCTTCTATAGCAGGAATGAACAAATATTACTCTAAATCTTCAGTAACATTCGGTATGGAGTTAGCAGGAGATATAGAAGAACTACAAGCTAGATCTTCAACACCAGAAAAAGCACAAGATTACAGATTCTTTGATCAAGGAGCTTTAGGAGTACAGAGATTTGGTATGACCACAGAACAAATTAACTATGTATCTTTACATAACACATTTATAGCAGATTTTGTTACAACAAATACAGCTTTATTTAATAATAAGAACATAGAAACAATACCAGCAGGATTTACTTCAGGAGATGAAAGATTCCAGTTATATATTAACGGACAACTAATACCTGCTATATATTATACAGTTTCTCAAGCAGGATCAGATGTTACAGCAGTAGTACAGACAGGACAAACTGAGTATACATTAGATTCTGGAGATGAAGTAGTATTAAGCGGTAAAATACGATAGAATAAGATGGCATTAATACAATGGAAACAGATTGACTCCTACTTATCCGGCTCAAAAGAGTTAACCGGATCATTAGCTGTATCTGGTGCGTTAGATTTAGATGGACCTTTCACAGTTCAAGGAGAAGATTTTATTAATGGTATATTTGTACAAACTGGATCATATTATTCCACAACTAATGATATAAAAGTATCAGGATCATTTGATCTACAATTAGACGGAGTAGAAGATTATTTTGCTATATCAATTAACGGAGAAGAACAAATAAAAGTAAACAAAGAAGGGGTATTAGAAATGAAATCGCAAAATACTACACCTACTGCTGTAAGTGGTGGAATGTTTTATAGCGGCTCAAATGAATTCTTTCTTGGATTTAATAATTAACGATATTTATAATATATAAAACACCCACTATAACATGGCAAATTGGAAAAAGATAATAGTAAGCGGATCGGATGCTCATTTAGCATCGATTACCTCATCCGTACTTACTAACGATAACATACTGGTAGCAGGAACTGGAGGCGCAGTTGAAAGCTCAGGTATTACCTATAATGGATCAACATTAGGGTTAGGTACTTCAATTATAACTTCAACAGGAGCTGCTTCAATCTTATCTGGATCTTTTAGCGGTTCTTTTCAAGGGGATGGTAGTAACTTAACTGGACTTGTAACAGAATTAAACTTAACAGGTTCAACTGGTAATATCACTATAGACTTACTAACAGAAGACCTAACAGTTGCATCAGGAAATTCAATTTCAACTGCAGCAGCAGGTAATACAGTAACAGTAGCAGTTATAGACGGTGGAATTACTGAAACACAATTAAATACTTCAGTAGCAGGTACAGGTTTATCCGGAGGTGGCGGAACAGTACTTTCAGTAGATTACGGATCATCAGCAGGTACAGCAGCGCAGGGTAACACTGGTGTAACTTTCTTAGGAACAGCTGGAGAAATCGAATTATCAACAAATACGTTTACAACCGTAGGTGGCGGTGGAGCAGTAACTGTTGGATTACCAAATGACGTATCAGTTTCAAATAACTTAACAGTAGGTGGAGATTTAGTCGTTAATGGTACTACTACAACATTAAATACTCAAAATTTATTAGTAGAAGATAGGTTTATTCTATTAAATTCTGGATCAGCCAATCCAGATGAAGGTGGACTTGTAATAGATGAAGGTTCAGGAACAGGTCACGCTCTTATATATGAAGCAGATGCAGGTATAACTAGATGGGGTTTCAATGAATCTGTAAATAGTTCAGCAACTACTGCTAATACAACAGCGTATGCTTCTGCAGTAGTAGATTTAAGTAACAGTAATCATGCAGATAATACTGAATACCAAAAAAACGGAAATATTAAGATAGATACTGGGGGAGATATTTGGATCTATTCATAAGAGTTCGTAAATTAGTTATATGGGTATTTTAAGTAAACAAAAAGAGAAGGAGAACTTCCTTAACAGTCAAGATATAGAGTTTGTATTGCGTAAATTAAGACAAGCTCCTTATACAGGTGATGAATTTGAAAGCTTTTACACAGTTTGGGTAAAGCTCTCAGATAAACTCAAAGAACAAAAAGATAAAAAGTAGAGAGCCTTATGGGCTCTTTTGCTATTTATAAGTGTATTATTGGCCCGTAAGGGAAGTGGGCAGGCAAACCTGTAACCAACCATAATAGTGAAAATATGCCGAACTGGAAAAAACTAATAGTTAGCGGATCAGATGCTAACTTAAATTCTCTTACCGTAACCGCAACAGGCTCATTCGGAGGCCCTGTAGGTATAGGTACCACTGCTCCTAATTATGACTTAGAAGTAGTAGGGACAATTTCAGGTTCATTTATTG